TAATACCTGCCACACCATCCGCCGCGTGTCTTGTGTTTACAGCTGCCGCAGCTTCTTCGCTTATACCAACACTTGCTATACCAAAACCTGCAGCATATAATGGACCGTTAAGAGTCGGGTCTGTATCATCTGCAACCTTTGTGAAAGCACTTGAAATAATCAATTTTCCAGGTTGGCTGTAACTAAAAGTAATTGTATCACTTGCTCCTAAACCTAAAGCACTGTTTGATGCTAGTTCAGCAAGTTGTACTTGTGTTCCTGCGTCATTAACCAATGCAATAGTGTTAGGTGTAAGTGTATCTGGAGTATCACTAAGTGCAGTGAAACTTATTTGTCCGCCTACACCAAATACTGCATACAGTTCTGTAAAGTTTTCGTTTACCTTGCGAAACGACTCGCGAATACTATCGCCTGTACCGTCATTACCTTCAACACCAATATCTACTTCTTGTTTAGCCATTTATCACTCCAATTTATGCAGGCATGCTTAATTTGTCCATATCAAAATTTACACTTACGCCACAACCACATGCCGACTTTGCGTTAGGGTTTACTATATCAAACATAGATCCCATAATGTCTTTTTTGTAATCTATTTGTGTGCCTAACAAAAACATTACGCTTTCAGCTCCTACTACAAACGTATTTCCTAGATCAGTGGTAAACAGCTCGTCATCTTGTTTGATTTCGTCTTGAGTTTTATATGTACCCCAACTGTATTCAAAACCTGCACAGCCACCGCCCTTCATATTTAATGTAACAGCGTAGACATTATTTTCACTGCAAATAGTATCAATCTGTTGCTTTGCGGCGTCGGTTAACGTAAGAATGCTCATTTTGATCGTCTCCTATAGTTATTTATCGTATGATTTTATAATCTTAATGTAAATATAGTTATGTTCATAAGAGAATATCAAGTCAAAAAGAGATATGAACGTATCTCAAAACTAAAAATAAAACACTCATATTATCGTTCTGTAAGTATGATTGTGCTTCGATGTGATAATTGTAACACAGAATTTGAAAGACTTAGAGGCAGCATGGATCCTAAACGTCTAAGTAATAACTACTTTCACGTATGTAAGAACTGCGATAGTAAGAAATTTGCTCAGAAAAAAGGCGTAGAAAAGAAACAAATATGGAATATGTCTGCTTCTAGCTCTACGCCAATTGGTAAACTTTAGTCTTCGCGCTTCCAAATAGTCCAAGCACCATACGCAATAGCAATACCAGCTGCAATTTTTGCAAGTGGTGCTAAGAACAATACCATTAGTCCAAGAGCAACTAATAGTGCTCCATCCCAAGTAGTTCGTTCTTTGATTCTTGAATCGATCCATTTTTTAATCATTGTCATCTCCTCTCAAAACTATTACACCGCAGGCTAATCTATCACCTGCATTTCCTGTTTTTAAACTTTCTTCGTCTCCGCCTTTGCCTAGATCGTCTACATCCTTGTGAACTACAATACTTCTGCCTACTATACTACGTTCTCCTATTAGATCTATACGTTTAGCAACAATTTTAATATCAGCAGTACCACTATCGTCAGCAGTAATATTGCCAAGATCACCAACATGTCCTTGTTCTAAATCTCCGTGGTCAACACCGTCTGGATTATAGTGAGCTCCTGCACTTTCACATCCTTTGCTTAGATCACCAAACTCGTGTACGTGAAATGCGTGTTCGCCTGGCTCTAATCCTGTTATTGTGCCTTTGATTAAAGTTGGTCCGCCTGACGTTTTTTGCATCATAAGGATATTGCCCTTTACAACATCACTGTGTTCTAAAACACATTGAGCAATAATTGAATCGCCTTCAGCCTCAGAAATAGCAATGCTTTCACATTGACATTTTTTTGCACGAGTCCTAGGACAAGAATTTAATTCTCTTACACGCATTAGTACTTAAATCCGTCTTTGGTAGTTCTAGATTTTAATTTTTTACTAGCCGGTGTCTGCTCTAATTTAATTTCTTTTTTAAAAGGAACTTTAGTGCCAACTGGATTTGTATCCGGTCGTATTCCTAGTATTCTATTGAGCGACAAGTTCGGTCTTATACCTGTAGTTTTCATGTTTTTCTCCTACCCAGTATTTATGCAAATTGATACTAGCTAGGTTCTTGGCTTTGGATTCTACCATTATGTCTGCATAGTCTAAAAACTCTAAAGCCCAGTCATTTACAGCATGATTCCACATAAAATCACTGTGTGCTCTAAGTTTGGCCTTTTTGTAACCTTCTAACAATAGCATGTCCATTGTAGGCTTTTTATTAGGGTTAAAATCTACAAGTACATCTTCTCTGCTAACACTGTAATGGATCACAGGACGCACACCACGCCAGCTATCAATTACGCGAGCAAATCTATCGTCGGTGGGACGAATGTATTCTCCTTCACGGCACCAGTGATGGTGTATGTCAAGTACGAGTGCGCAGTGGTCTGCAAGTTCGAGGCTGTGTTCGAGTCCCCATTTGTTCTCATCGTTCTCGATGGTAATACAATTTCTCGCTTCTTGAGATAATCTTGGGAGGACTGCTTTGATACCGGCTGGACCTTGCCTGCCTGATATGTGGACATTACATTTGAAATCTTGGAATGACTGTCCATAGCCCATCCAGCGGATGACATCGGTGTGATATTCAAATTCTTCTATGCTCCTCTCTACTATATCAGGGTTGTCAGATGCCAGCACAGTAAACTGACCAGGATGCATAGACAACCGAACATCCAACTGCCTTGCAAGCTCGCCGACCCTTGCGAAATGCTTTTCGCAATATGCGACCACAGCAGGTAGTTTCCAATAATAGCACCAGTCAGACTGAGTGTATACAGGAAGGACATCACTGCCGAGTCGAACCATTCGTAATTCATGTGGTAAACTCCCTACGTATTCAATCAAGTTGTAGTATGACTGAATGTTATGCACCATGATGTCCCACAAGCGTTCTTCTGCAACATCTCTTGTTTGTCTATTTAACCATTGCACTGTAGTGCTACGTGTGTTTAATGGTCGTTGAATTTCTTCTAGTAATTTCTTTTTTTGTGTTTGGTCTGGATGCATATATTTGCAGGCGAAACCGATGCGTTGTGTTTTCATAGTTTTATACTACAATCTTTATTTCCATTTGTCAACAATAAATGGATCTTTGCATTTGTGTGGATTAGGATCTCCATGAAATGCAACAATACAACAATCGTCGGGTGCTTTTGTGTTTTCAATAGTTATAAATTCTCTATTGCCTCTTATCATACCTGGTTTGAATCTTTTGTCTTTTCTCACTTCCCATTTCCAACTTCTAATCCAAGGGTCTGGCCAATACTTTGCTTTACCCTGTGTTTCTTCCCATAGATAATCTTGATCTCCAAAATGTCTACGCATAATATGACTATGTTGTTTTTTAAACTTTTGCCATACAAAATCAAGTTGCCCTTTTTCAAACCTTAAAACACTTGAATTATATTTTTCCCAATTAGGACGCATTGCTCGTGTAAAGTCTCGTAATGCACAAAATTCTCCTGGATAAAAATCAAATAATCTATCTAAAGTATTTGTGATTACAAGGTCAAGATCTAAATAAAGAATTGTGCCTTCAATAGGAATTTCCTGTGCATATATATAAGGTTTGTACCACCAACCACTAACAGCTAATGCTCGAGGTAAAGTTATTATCTTTACTTCGGGATTAATATCTGTAGGGTCTTCTGTAATACAATAAAAGTTAAAATCATATGTTAGATTTTCTTTAACCATATTATACATTTTGTTAACATAGTCAGCACTATATTTTGTGCCATGTTTTAGCACAAGTATGTTTTTATCTTTAGAAGTAGAATTTGCTTTTATTAGTTTTTGTGACTTAGCAAAGGCTTTATCTTGTTTGCGTTTGCGTTTGTATTCTCTAAGTTCTGCAATTTCTTCTTTTGTTAATTTTGATTTATTAATCTTAGCCATCTACAAACGACATCTTCTTTACTTGAAAGGGTGTGTAAATTGCACTGTTAGCACCATGCTCTGCACATTCAACTGATTCACACCAACAACGACCACCGGTCATTTCTTTGACTAAGTTGTCTGCAAAACGCCATGCATGTTCTGCAAATTTCTCTGCGCCTACACCATCAAATTCTCTTACTTCACACAAGTCCTTGTCCTGTAGTTCATAAAAGTCTTGTTTGTGAGGATCGTTTACATCAACACAAGTCTTATGATCAAAACTATCTTCGAGCCAAGCCTTTAGTGGTTTAAGTCCACCAAAGTCAACTGCCCAATTTTTGTTGTCAAGGTCTGCACATCCAAAAGTAAATTTAAATTGTAAACTGTATCCGTGCAGTAGATGACAGTGTGAATGATCTGCATTGGGTTGACGGAAGACCGCAGAAAGTCCTATATTGTGTCCGTATGTTTTTGTACTGTAGTATGCCATATATTTCTCCTATCTAAAATATGTGGCGGCAGAATTAGAAGGGTTGACGCCAAGTCCTTGTTTATTAATACTACTTATTATATTATAAATTACTTAACTTGTCAAGTGAAACATTAGGACGATTCCAATAATTTGGAAATTCCCAATCATTATTAACATATATAGTAAATTTATGTCTAGGAAAAAATTCAAAAACCTTGCCTATTTGATGTATCCAATATCTTGGATCTATAGCAGATTTAATACTAGGGTCATAATTATTTGTGTCTTTGTAAATATTGTTGATTTTATTATTTTTACTGTGTAAGTCAAATCCTACAAGTTTTACATTATAATCTAAAGTTGCACCTATCAAAACTGCATAAGGACCACTACCCCAATGAAAGGGTTCATCTGCTCTTGTGTTTCCTTTATAAGGTAAGTCTGGTACACATACTAAATTATCAACATGTGTTCTTTCACTTAGCCAATCTTTTCTAGTGTAGATAGTTGTAAAATTATGCTTGTGTTTTTGTGTTGCTTCATCAACCATTCTACGGTCAACACATACTAAATGATCAACAAAAAAATCACGCACTATAGCATTACAACCAATCTTAGTTGTATCTATTGCACTTAGATTAATATTGCATCTGCTTTCACCGTTTCCGATAACCAGCATTTATTTTACCTTTTTGATATCTTCTCGGAGATTTTTTATATCTTCTCTGATGTTTGTAAATTCTTGTATTGAAATGTTGATATTTTTATGTATATCTCTTATTGCATACATTACCCACCACCACCAAGTGATACTAACTGCAAGAAACATACCTGCCACGCCCATAAAAAACATTTTGGTGTATGTGTTAACATCTACAAGATATAAAATTGCTGCCACTAGAATTGACAGTACTGGCAATACTCTTGCACTCATACTCCAAATGTTAACTTGATTTTCTAATTTTGAATTTGTCCGAAAGGCTTCCATTCTCCAGGATTGCCATTTCTTACGCAGATCCATCCAACGTAGCCAGTAGGTACTGGATTTGTATTCCATATTATATCTCCTAGCACATAGTTACCACCTGAAGGAATATCTGCTCCAGTCTCAAACTTTTTACCTTCGATTCTGATAGGACCAGATGTAGTAATATCAACATCGTCGCCAAAGTTATTTACATTTATTCCTAGTTTACCTTGTACAGTGACTTTGTTTTTTAATTCTATGTTTCCGTTAGGTCCTACAATTATTCTATCTGTATCATCAGTAACGATTTTGATACCAGTAGTTGTATAAGTACCAATTTTAAATTGTTTATCTTCTGTTTCGTCTACTATAAATTCATGATCTAGTGATTTTATAGCCAACATAGCATTAGGTTCAGCTGTGCCTACGCCAAGTCTCTGTGAATTTGCATCATAATAAACAAAGTTATCTATTGTTAAACTACCGTCAACATTCAAACTTTCTAATGTACCCACTGATTGTAAATTACTTTGTGTAACACTGTTACCTAAACTTGTTAGGTTTAACACAGGTAAATTATCAATCCTAATACATTTTTCTCGGTCAATGTCAATATCTTCTGAGCTCCACAATCTATCAGGAGAGTGTTTATAAACAAACTGTTTGGTATAATCAACACCAGTCCATATTAAACCTTTTCCACTTAGTGATTTATTTTCTGCTTTGAATTCTAACGGTGTTGTTCTTTCATTTCGAATATCGGCACTAATTTCATCAACATGCAATCTACTTGCAGTTATTTCGCCTTGTACTGTAAGTGCGCCTTTAACAGTTACAGGATTCATTATGTTCTGCACATTTATATTCTGAACAGCAATACCTTCATTTGTAACAGTTAATGCAGTTTGTCTTGCTTCGTCAACTATTCCGACTGATTGAAAATTGGTGATTACACCACCATTAATTTTATTACCACTTAATCCTCTATCCAGGATCTCTGGTGTAGGTACAGGATTGCTTTGTAGTGCGTCTATTGCGTCTGATAAGGCCTTCAGACCATTTCGTATGTCATGGATATTGCTCATACTAATATTTATCAGTTTATGCGAAGAAGTATGGTATCAGGATTTATACGTCCATTTAATTTTGTATCTGTAGTTTTAATTTCTTCTAGGAATTTGCGTAATTTAACCTTGCCTGCACCTTTGAATTCTTTTAGTTGTTCTTCTGGTTTACGCAGTGTCTTTTGAACACTTTCTTCTTCATTAAACTGTGTAATAGTAGTTCCTTTGACACTTAGTCCAGTGCCTTCTCTACCTGCACCTAATGGATCAATGATCTTGGCAACATATTTTCCAAGTTTGCGTGTTTTACAATTAAATACCCATACTTCATTTGCGCCCACAATGTCAACAGGATTAACACTTACAATGTTATATTTGTCGTCCTGCTTCTTGTATTTCAGTTTAGCAACCAATTTATCTGCACTCTTAGGTTTAGGCTTGCGTGTTTTTCGGTTTGCTTTGGATTGTTCAATTATAAAATCGCAGGCATCCATTACGGTTTCAAGTGCTGAAATAATCTGCTTTACTTCTGGCTTAGTGATGTTGCTATACCCTTCTTTGAGCTGTTCCCAAAGATCAGCTTCTTTTTCGTTCATATTTTTTAATTGTCCAGCAGTAGGTATATTCAGTACATCTCTATATTCTGCAAGTTCTTCTTCGTAAAAGTCTTTAATTTTTCTTGCGTGTGCTTGAGTAACTTTATATTCGTTGAAATGTTTTTTTACATCAAAACCTTTTGGATCAAATACAGCATCATGCCTGTAATGATCTTCTAACCACTCATCAATTTTTTCAGCGGCTTTTTTTGCTTGTTCGAATATGCGCTCTTGGATGGAAGGAACATATACATTCTTCTTTTCTTTTTCTTCTTCCTTCTTTTCTTCTACAACACCACTGCCTGCTGAAATAGCCATATCAATACGCTTTTTTAGAAACTGCGAGGTAGGAGCAAGTTCACCCATTGTGCCAGGTAGACTTTCCCAATACTGTGCAGCCTTTTCATTGTAGTCCGGCATTCCGCGAAGTAGCATCTTTGCAATAATACCTGCTGTAACGCTTAGTGTAGAGGCTGGTGCAGATTTCGCATGTTTAATTTGGTCTTTGGTATAGTCATTTTCTTTCATCCAAACAAACACGCTCGTATATAAATCTTGGGGCTTAAAGTTTTCGTAATACCAAGCTCTGGCGGCTTCTTTGGCTCTGTGGAATGTTTGTCCATCCCATTCTTCCCAACCTTCCCAACTTGGTTCGACAAGTTTTGATCCGCGCTTAATTCTTGATTGTGCTCTAGGCTGTTTCTTTTTGGTCTTTACACCTTTGAGTGCAGTCAACGCCATTTGATTCTCCTACAAAAATATAAAGTATATATTAGAAATGCAAAAAGTCAACCTCTTTTTGACTTATGCGTGTTCACCGCCGGGGTCATTGTCATCAAGATAGACTTTGTATGGATTCCCATGTTTATCATGGTGAATTATATAACCCCTGCTTCTACCATACGAATGATAGGTTCCAAATTTCCATTTAGTTTTTTCTGCTACTTTAAATGTGCCTACTGTGATAGCAATAGCACCTAGCAAAAGCAAATGTCCTATTGCACTAATACCAAAAGCAGTCCAACTACCTACAAGAATAGCAAATACAATACACCACATCCATGCCAATACTTGCATTATCATATGTCGTGTATTCAAATCAGGTATGTGCCGCAACGGATTACTATTATGATCCATTACAGAATTCCAGCTATTGTAAATGAATTCTCTCATTAGATTTTTTCTCCTATATCAAATCCTCGGAACGTTTTGAACCTAGGAAACCTAAGTGAATAAGTACCATCTTGATTTTTTGTAATAGCATCTGCTCTAACCTCTACAAGTTGCCCAATAAGTGAGCTACGATGATTCCAAAAATTATCACGATCGCTGTCACTAAACCCGCTACCGCAATTGACTTGGACCATTCGTCCGTCATCTTCTCCAGCGCATACCAACGCCCCAAGACGTCCTTCGTTTCTTCCTGTTCCTTCTTCAACATCTTTCACCTCTAATGTTACTTCAATAAATGGCTTTGCTTTAAGCCATGCATGAGTACGTTTGCATTCATAAGGAGCATCAACGTCCTTAATCATAACACCTTCATAACCACCGTCTACAGCCGCTTTATTAAGCTCTACAAAGCGTCTTTCACCTTCGGGAGTACTAAGGTCTACATCTTCCCATTCAAGTGCTTGTACGTGCTTTAAAACGCTTTCATTTTCTAGTACCCAATACTTGACTAGGTTACTGCGATAAGTTTGTGGTTTATCCCATAAACCTTTTTGAAAGTCTGCTAATGGAATAAAGTCAAACAAGTGTAGAACAGCATCTTCACTTTGTACATTATCTTTACGATGTACTTGCTTCATAAGGTCTTGAAAGTTAGCACTCATTACTTCACCGTCTAATACACAGTCATATGGTGCAGGTTTCTCTGCAAGTACTTGTTCAATCTCTGCAATAATATGAGGGAAGTTATGAAACTGTTTGCCATTACGACTAAACAATTCTACTTTACCTTCACGACATACTGCTAGTACACGAACACCATCAAGTTTGATTTCAATCTGCTTCTTGCCAGTCATTTTCTTTTCATGTTTGGCACTGTCATGAGCAAGAGCACATGTAAACACAGGCACAGTACCTGGTACTACTTTGTTAACAGTCTTTTCACTTACACCACAACGTAGGTCTTTGATAAGAATTCTACGATACCAACCATTCCATTGTTCTGCTGTTGCAGAACTCATCACAAGATTAATAGCATCACGTGCCGCATGGCCTGTAAGTTCTCGTGCAATTAATTTGTCTGCAAGTTCTTTAAAAATTTTCCATTCACAACCTTGTGCAGAAATTACTTCATCCTTTGTAGGTACTTGCTTAACTCCAAATGTAACAAGTGGATCAAGTGCCATAGTAACACCTTCAAAGAACTCTGGAAGTCCTTCATCATGTGCTTCTTTTAGGATTGCTTCTTTGCCCAAACGTGAATTATCTGCTTCAAGTTTAGCAATAATATCTTGTGGTTGTGTTCTCATTTTGTGCCTCTCACTATTAATTATATACATACTATACAGTCACAATAGGAGTTTGTCAACCTTTTTGGATATTAAATACAATATGGAACGAATTTTGGACATATTACTTTGGCCTTTTAGAAAATTTTACGATTGGTACAAATTTAGAAAAAGACTGAAGCAACTAAGGAAAAAGGATCCTTTTATCTATAAATGATTACATGGGGAATTAGTGGCAATAGTCACGATGCATCTCTTGCTGTATTCACAAATAAAGGACTGGAATTTGCCAGTCAATCTGAGAGATTCAGTGGCATAAAAAATGATGCACATTTAAATCAAAAACTTGTTGACTATGCCCGTCAATGGGGAGAACCAGACGAAATTGTTTGGTATGAAAAACCTCTAAAGAAAACTTGGCGTCAGTTTCGTGCTGGTCAAGGCATAACACTTGCTGAAAATAATATAAAAACGTATTTACAACAATGGAACATTAACGCACCTATCAAAACTGTTGATCACCATCTGAGTCACGTAGCAGGAGGATACTACACAAGTCAATTTGATGATGCTGTAGTACTTTGTATTGACAGCATAGGAGAATTTGAAACTATTACAGTTTGGCAAGGCAGCGGTGATAAACTAACAAAAATATATTCGCAAAACTATCCCCATTCTATTGGTTTGTGGTACAGTGCTATGACACAACGTATAGGACTTAAACCTAATGAAGATGAATATATTCTTATGGGCATGGCCGCTTATGGTGACAGTAGATATTATAGACATCAGATCATGCACGACTTTTTCGAAAGCATCAAATTACCAATCAAATTCAAACAAAACTTACATAGAGGTTGTCGAACCTGGCGTAGTGAACTCAACGATGATCACAACTTTAACATAGCCGCAGGAACGCAGTGGGTTTATGAAACTGTGCTTGAAAATATAGTTGAATGGTGTAGTAAAAATACAACAAGTAAGAATATTGTGTTCATGGGTGGGTGTGCTTTGAATTGCTCTGCAAATCATATTCTGTTAAAATACTTTGATAAAGCATGGATTATGCCAAACCCTGGAGACAGTGGAAGTGCTATTGGTGCAGTTCTTGCACACAAAAAGATGCACATGGAATTCAAACATGCCTATTTAGGATATGAAATAAAAGGAGAATACCCTGTCAAAGAAACAGTCAGCGAACTTAAGAAAACGGGAATCGTGGGTGTTGCGAATGGTAGGGCGGAGTTTGGCCCTAGGGCTTTTGGCAATCGTAGTTTACTTGCTGATCCACGAGGTGAGGATATTAAACGCAGAGTCAACGACATTAAAAAGCGACAACAATTCCGTCCTTTCGCCCCCGCAGTGCTCGCAGAACATTACCACGAAAATTTCGAAGGACCTGCCAATAGTTATATGCAGTTTACCGCCCGTTGCAAAAATCCAAACCTGTATCCTGCCATCACCCATGCCGACGGTACATCCAGAGTCCAAACCGTACCGAAAGATGGTAGCGGAATACGAAGATTGTTAGAACACTGGTACGCAGAAACAGGCTGTCCAATGTTGCTGAATACAAGCCTTAATATCAAGGGCAAACCTATTGTAAATGATGTAGACGATGCTGTAGAATTTGCTATGAAATATGATATTAAAGTTTGGTTAAAATCTATTTAAATTCCATCTATATCCCATCCAATCATGATAAGTAGGATACTTAAATATATCTTGCGGACCCCAAGGAAAAACTCCTCCAAAATATGTAGATGAATTATTTGTTGTTATTTTTTTATAAACATATTGTGCAATTTCGCACCGTTGTTTAGTATTGTAAAACATTGCTTTATCAAAATCTACAAACTCAGTACCAGTATAAAAATATGTAGTGGTTTTAATTTTTTTAATTTCTTTGATAAAATTTTCAATAGATTTCTTACTATATAGATCTAAAACAAATTTGTTTTTAATTGTTTTGTAGTTATAATCTATTTCTTTATCACTGTAAAGATATATGTCACAGTTTTTTAATTTTTTAATAATATTTTTTGTTTTAGTGTCTTGCCACGGTAAAATATAAGTTTTTATTTTAAAATTTTTTTTAATTTTGTCAATTACTTTTTCATATTCAAAATCAAAATCTTCATAGTAATTTGTTCCATGTTTAATCTTTCTAATTATATCACTATATTCTAAAGTGTTGTGATCTATTTTCCATTCATATTCATTTATTTCATTATCTTTTGCATAATCTAAACTAGCAAAAAAGAAATTTTTATCACCAGCGGCAGTATGAACATGATACCATGATCTAAACATCCAATCCAACAGTTTTTTATTCCAATCTACATAATAATCTATTGGAAGACAAGCAAATAATTTACAATCGAGTGCTTGTGCTTTTGCTATAACATCTTTATAATTTAAAGCAATATCTGCGTGATAACCTAGCGACTGTATATAGAATATTTGAAATTCAAGTAGATTTATAAACCTTGGATCAATGTCCTGATTTTTTGGAAATACAAAGAAAACAGCATAGTCTACAGACTGTCGTACTTTCTTAATTTTTTCTTTTCCATAATTATGAAGCATAGCGTATTTAAGAAAAAGAATGGCACCGGTTGTAGGATTCGAACCTACTCAGCTCACGCACTGGTTTTGGAGACCAGCCTACCTCTCCAACTGTAGCGAACCGGCTAACTGTTCCTTTAATATACTATTGATTACTATGTTTGTCAACTTCTTTTTTTACGCCGCCTTGCTTGCCACAGTGTGGACAATGAAAAGAGAATCTATCTATGCACAACCTTTCTTCCATAGTAGCATATGTAAACCAGTTGTTGCAATTAGAGCATGTAAGATGCCATATTATTTCTTTTACGGCTTTAAACATTGTAGAGTATTTAGTCAAGAAAAAAGACGCCGGAGCGCCTTTTTAATTATAAGCAAAATAGGTAGGACTCGGTTATACCTACAACCCCTCGCCGCAGATGCCATTCTGAAACCAGGGAGCCTGTTTCCGCTCGGTAGAGCGATGTGACACAGCGTATTTCTACTACCACGCCTGGGTACCACCCCTAAACAGCCAAGTTCGACGCTCTGGTAAACGCCTCTTCCTTGCACTATATAAAAACTCTAGCTACAAGTTTTTAGCTTATGTTTACAATATAGCAAATTAATCCTATAATGTCAACCTATTTTGGATAGATTATATTTCTAGCTGTGAATTAATAAACGGATTTTGGTAAGGATCACACATAATATGTCTGTAATCTATTTCTACTAAGAAATCCACTTCTCCAGTGTGAGGTAAATCTTCTAATACAGGTCTTCCTAAAATCCATGCTCCACTAGGACTACTTGTTTGACCATTATATAGATCACCATTAAGTGAACAGGCATTATCTACACTTATAACTGGAAGCATATGATACCTACTCATCATTTGTAACCATGCTGTGTGCCAATCCCAGTATACTTTATCGTGTGTTTTTCCTATATTTCTATCACCGTTTGTACAGTGTATAAAAATGTTTGCACCCATTGACGCTAATACAGTAGGCACATTAGGACTATTCATCATAGGAGACCCCCAAAAATCGTTACATATCATAATGCCAACCTTTATTTCTGGATGCTCAGGTAAACAAATTAGTTTTGGTTGAGGACTAGGTCCAATTCCTATTTCGTGATCATATGGAATTAAAAGCACTTTACTAGTTCGGTCAACAACCTCTCCTTTTGAATTGATTACAATGCAGGTATTTTCTGGCTGAGGTAAATCAAAATGAGCAATTGATCCTAAAAATATCGAAGTCTTATTTTTTTTACAAGCATCTTTTACAATACTTAAAGCGTCATCAAAATTACTATTCCAATCTTTAGTATAACCTGTTAATGCACATTCTGGTGTAATGGCATAATCAGCACTAGGATTTTCATCAAGTGCTCGACTAATCCTTTTTGCATTCGCAACGGCATCTCTAGTGCAGTTCATTTGAATACCTAAGAATAAAATACTATCAATCATAATAACATTATACGTCTTTTGTGCTAAAAGTCAATCTATTTTAGACAATTAATTCATATACGGATCTATCTACAAATTTATGGTGCCCCAGGAGAGATTCGAACTCTCACGCCTCTCAGCACTGGTTCCTAAGACCAGCGTGTCTACCGTTCCACCACCGGGGCTAAGTAGAAGTTGAACCAACTGGTTTACATTCATATTGCACTGTATCCCAATCACCGTCTGCCGGGATATCTATGTAAACCTGTAGCATTTGATCACATTCTGCTTTAGTGTCAAACCGTTGAACGTCTTGTTCGATACAAGTCGAACCCAAACATACGGTTAACAAAATGTGCCAAATAATTTCCATTCAACTTCCTAAATGTGGTGCTGGCACACGGACTCGAACCGCGGACCTACTGATTACAAATCAGTTGCTCTACCAACTGAGCTATGCCAGCGTGTGTTATTTAACATCAAGTATGGAGCGGGTAAGGAGAATCGAACTCCTATCCTCAGCTTGGAAGGCTGCGATAATACCATTATACTATACCCGCATCTGGCGGAGGGTGTGGGAGTCGAACCCACTCTACGCTTTACACGTAGTACGGATTAGCAATCCGC